GTCTTTCATAACCAAACTTATTTATGTGTAAAAATAATGTTTTAAAACATATTTTCAAAAGTTAAATTATTTCGTGTAGCTCAGAGCAACGACAGTTAATAATTTCCCCGGCCGGAGCAGCTGGATCGCCAACAAATCTAAGGCCATTTGAATGTAGTTCATTTGGCCTTAGTCCGTTTCTGTTTATACTGTCTTGCTCTGCGTCGGCGTGTGATGGTCTTACGCCTTCTAAATGTGAACTACTCCAATACTTACGATACTCAAAGCCCGTTGAATCTACAGCATATTGCGCAGCCTGATTGCTGGCCTTTATCATTTCAGTTTGTGCGATCACCCGCGCCCGCGCCCAACCATTACCCCGTAAATTCTGACCGACAGACTTCATTATTCTCCGCTTAATAACTTCAACGCCCTGCCCTTGCAATTCTGCGTCGGATAGTATTTCCCGAATAATGCCCTTTATTTTATCTTGGCTTGTGGACGTAATTGTCCGTATAGCCTTGCCCGCTTCACCGCGTAACGTGCCTTGCAGATACTGCTGAAAGATTGCCAGGTATTCCTCATCTTCTCCCTGCTTGTACTTAATACCCGTCATTGCTGACTTTTGGCTAATGGCGTTCTTTCTGTACATTAACGATATTGGCGCGAACATTCCGTAATACTTCATCATAAACGATTCGATATATTCCGGGCTTATAGTATCCACCAAAGATTCAAAATGATCAGGATTAAATGCAAAACGTAATTTCTCACCAAACGACTGATATTGCTTTACCAAGGCCGCGTGTGCCATGCGTACACCTTTGCGCTCTAGTATGTTGCGCTGGCGTAGTAGAGTTTGATTGAACTGTCTTAGGTGTTTTGGTATTGGCATAGTGTTAAATTTGTTTCAAAAAGCTCCCTAGGTGAACTATTTAATTCCGTTTATCAAGTTGTCAAAACAGCTATTATCAGCTTCAAATTGCGCTATTGCTGCCGCAATATCTTCATCTGAATTAGATTGAGCGATCACCATATCAGCTTCAAATTGTTCCAAAGGTGAACTATTTTACAAATGCTCCAACTTGCCATGTTTCTGCCTGCTGTTTAGTCACGATAGCTGGAGTTTCGCCAAAAAATGTAGTAATATCTAATCCATCATCATAATTAATTCCTAAATCAGCACCTATTTCAATTGCAGTATCAGGGATTAATTCGGCTAATGAAGGATTTGTGTTTTGTGAACTTACATCAAGGCCCAATGCCTGCCATTCGCTCCATGACTTATCCGCTCCCTGATAGCTTCCTACCACCCCATTTGGTGCATAAATCACATTGTTGTCTGAGACTAAGCCGGTTTCACCACCATCATGTATATTGATTGCAATAAATGTTGATGAATCGCCTGTTATGATATTATTTTTTAAAAGCAGCCCTGACATTTCAGGGGACTGCGTTTCTGACGAAATACCCCTTGAATTAGAAATGTTTCCAGCATTTATGGTGTTGCCGTAAATTGGCATATTTACAACTCCTTTAGGTAATATTCCAATTCTGCAATTATTCAAAAGATTATAGAAAACTCCTCCCTCCGAATATGCCCCGCCGCCATGCTTCATTACAACACCAATTAGCCCACCATCAATTTTATTGTGATAAACCTTTGCGTTTTTATTAAATCCTACAAATATAGAATGCACATTTCCTGTTGTTGCGGCATAATAATTTGCGCCACGAATATGATTATTGTAAATCTGCGGGGTTATTTTATCATCATTTGCATCAGTTTCTTCAACCCCAACTTTAATAATGTAGCCTCCCGTAGATTTATTTGAAATGTAGTTATTCCTGACAATTGGAGCAGTAATTACATCAGTCGTTATATTTATTGCAGAAACAGGATTTACACTTTCTGTTGTAATTTTATTAAATTCAATTAGCGGGTTAACCTGCCCGTCTATATCAAATACATCTATTCCATTTGAAGCACCTGAAAGTAATATATTGTTATGTTTAATCGTTAAAGTCACAGTTGGAGCAGTGTCAATTTCAAAAATATCAGCAGTATGAATGCCATTTGAAACTATTATGTTTCGTTCAAAAGCTACTGTTGAAGTGATAGTTGTTCCCGACCTTACCAACTGCCCCGAAGTGTTTAAGGAAACGTCAAAGTAATTATGACTTATATTAATCGTTCCGGCATTTGGATAAATCAATGCAATAGTACCATAAGCAGTGGTTTTATTGTATTTAATATCAGCGCCAGTGCCGTCATAAACATTAAGTAATACTGAAGCTGCAATATTTCCATAAAAGTAACCACCTTTAATAGTTGCCGTTGTTCCGGTTGGCCTTATCCTTAATGGCCTGTTTGTTATGCAGTTTTCAAAAGAAAACTCATTTCGCATATCAATAGCATCCCCCGTAACGCCAATGAACTTACACCTTTTAGCAGCATTGGTTCCCCCTGAACCAAGACTGTATATTCCCTTTGTGAACGAACCTGCACCGTCAACAATAAATCCATCGAGTGTTGTGCTAATTGCTCCCGATAAATAAACTACATTCACATCTGTACTTGCACCCTTTATGTAAGTAAGACCAAGCGAATTAATTGTCAGTGCCTTACTTATAAAAAGGTTATATGAACCGCTTGAATTTTCTGAATAACTTCCTGTTTTTACATAAACAACATCGCCATCTGTTGCGCTTGCATTTGCCTTTCCTAAAGTCAGCCACGGATTTGCCTTACTTCCGTCACCTGTTGTATCGTTTCCGCTTTTTGTAACCCACTTAGCCGTTAAATCCTCAGTTGGAGCAGAGAAATAAGTTTGACACAATGAAAGTGGAGTACCCTTCCTTACGCTATTATACATCACAATATCCAATACCCTCGGCTCGTTTGTTTCCACACCGTTTACATCAACTACCTGTGCATAATGCCTGCTAAAAATTTTATGTTCATAATCAATATCCTGAAATAAGGAAACAACAGGAATTTTGTTTGGAGTACCACCAGAATCATACAGGTAATTGTTTATGTCAGCAGCAATCAAATCAGCATCAGCAGCCGGAGCAGATATCGTTGCAGCCGATTTATAAGGGAACCCCGCAACCCATGTACTGTCAAAATCATAATCAGAAATCAGAAATTTACGATCATTGGCTGTTCTGTCTCTGAAATATTTGTTTTCCCCTTCTGTCACAATAACTCCATCAAGCCAAAATAATGCCTCTGATGCTTGTGGAATTTGTTTCAACAATGCCCCTATCCGAGTCTGATAACTCCCCCTATAATATGCCTTCCTTAAACTTGATCTCATTACAATAATGTATGATAGTATGCAACATTTCCTGTAGTAGCCCCGCCGAAGTTAATTCTAACTTTCATTGGCGCGTCACATTCAACGCTTATTAATTTTACAACATCAATTACTAATGAATCAGTAATCGCTACACCAGATTCTTCCATAGCTCCCCACGAAGTTCCACCGTCTAACGACCCCTCAACAGCGATGTCGGTAGTCGCACTTAAATCAGATGAAAATAACTGAAAGGTACAGATACCTTTAATTTTTACTACTCCGGCAATTGTTCTAACCGAGCCTAAATCTATTGTTCCATTCTTGTTTGCCATATCTTTAAAATTTATTGTGTTATGCGTAAATAGTAGCGTGTTAGTTCACTTTTAAATAATCACTATAATCCTTTCCTTCCTCCAATTCTGGAGGCAAATCAAAATCACTCAAAAACATAGTACCCATCGGCAGTCGTGGTTCATCCATGCGCGGATTATCTACCCGGCTAAACCCCGCTGCTTCGAATACGTCATTGAGTGGAATCCCTGCCGCGTTCATCCATTCAATTTTAGACTTCATACCGTCCTGTAGTTCTTCAATCTCTGAATAGTCAGGCTTATAGAAATATCCTTGGTCTTGAAATGGTGTTCCGTAAATTAACGCCTCGTTAAATATATTTGCGATAGCGTTCAGGTTCGGCATAATGCAGTCAGTCCATGCGGCTTTTCTTGCCGTTCCCATATTATTGTATGTCTTTTGGCCGTATCCGAATAGCTCAGGGGGCATGCCATACTGAGTACATAACGCAACAACACCCTGTTCGGTAAGTGTCCCTAGTGCCAAGTCAGCAATATTTGTACCTAAATCAAGTTTTCCAAATTCCTCTTTAAGCACTAAGGGTAAACCACGATTAGACGATTTGGAGGCCGTCTTAATCTTTTCACTGATATCGTCCTGCTGCTGTGTAGATAGTCGTTGGCTGATACCCTGCTGCGTTCCGGTGGTCTTTTTAAACAGCGCGTATTTAGGCCCCTGGTTTTCTAATTGCTTTAACTCGGTAGTGTCGGCCTCATTCAGTTTAGATACTGTCTTATTTGCCGCAACCAAAGGACTAAGCCCGTGAAGCGTGTTATTGCGATACCATAGGGGGTCAAACAACTTTGTATGTAATACTTCGCTTTTCTTAAATTCCTTCTCGTATGCGCCGCCTTCAAGTTTAAAACCCCTTATGGGGTCAATTGGTGTTCCTTCGATAATATCCACATCCGAGGCCGGGAGTTGACGAAGTTCGGCAGCGCGTCCCCGGTTTAATCCAGTTTCAATCTTTGGCGCGTATGTAAACGTCTCCCCACAGATCAAACGATAAATCAATATCTGCGTTACAAAATCATCGTATGTAGTATCTGGATTTACTTTAAACAAAAACTTATTAAGTTCGTGATCTGTTACCTCTACACTTTTACCGTCTGCCTTTTTTTGATAAAGTCGCATAGTAGCCTGTTGGCGCATCTTATCTATGCGATCAATGATGGAATATACCGAAATATTACCCTTATACCCGTCACGCAGGAAAACGCCTGAATCTACATCCATGGTGTTTACGGTGCCATTCGTAATCCAAT